ATGGCATTCGGATTTCGGCTTCCCTGGACCCGGACGGAACAGGTCCGCCCGCCTGCAGCCAAGAGCTGGCTGCCGGGTGCGATGGCGGCGCTGTCGGGCGAACAGGCCGCGCAGTGGAGCGGGCGCAGCTATGGCGCGATTGCCCGCGAAGGCTTCATGCGCAACCCGGTGGCGCACCGGGCAACACGGATGATTGCCGAAGCGGCAGCCTCGGTGCCCTGGCTGGTGTTTGACGCCGGCCGCGAACAGGAGCGCCATCCGGTGCTGGACCTGCTTCAGCGGCCCGACCCGAATGGCACGGGAGACGGATTTTTCGAGACGCTGTACGGCCATCTGCTGCTCTCGGGCAATGCCTGGATCAACCCGGTCAGCGCCGCTGGACGCATCGCCGGGCTGCAGCTCTTGAGGCCGGACCGGATGCGGGTGATCGCGGGCGCCGACGGCTGGCCCGTGGCCTATGAGCATCAATCGGGCGGCAGGCGGCAGAGGTTTGCCGCCAACCCCGAGGAGGGGCCGGGCCTGTTGCACCTCAAGCTGTTTCATCCGCTTGATGATCATCTGGGATTTGCTCCGCTCGAGGCAGCTCTGATGGCGCTCGATCTGCACAATTCGGCGATGAGCTGGAACAAGGCGCTTCTGGACAATTCCGCCCGGCCGTCAGGCGCGCTGGTCTATCAGCCCAGGGACGGCGGCAACCTGACACCGGAGCAATACGAGAGGCTGAAGGCCGAACTCGAGGACGGCTACCAGGGCGCGCGACGGGCCGGGCGGCCGATGCTGCTCGAGGGCGGGCTCGACTGGAAGGCGATGGGGCTGACGCCGCGCGACATGGATTTCATTGAGGCGAGGAACGGGGCCGCGCGCGACATCGCGCTCGCGCTCGGCGTGCCGCCGATGCTCCTGGGCATCCCCGGCGACCTGACCTACGCCAATTACCAGGAGGCCAACCGCGCCTTCTGCCGATTGACCGTGCTGCCGCTGGTCGGCCGGACCGCGCTGGCGCTGACCGCCTGGCTGCAGCCGGTTCATGGCGCGGGGCTGAAGATCGATTACGACGCCGACCGCCTGCCGGGGCTTGCCGCCGAGCGTGACGGGCTCTGGGCCCGGCTCGGCGCCGCAGATTTCCTCACCGACGAGGAAAAGCGGGAAGCCGTGGGATATCAAAATGTTGCGGGCTGAACCGGACTCAATCCGGCAGCCAGATGAATCAGTTTGTGAACAAGAATTGATCGTCAGGGGCGGAGGTGAAGCGATGCCTAATATTGATCCGGACCCCGCGATGCTGGCGGCACGGATTGCCGGCGCCCTTGCCGGCGCGCTGGTCTCGCTCGCCTACATGATGCCGAGGGGAACGCGCGAGGCGGTGGCCCGCGCCATCGCCGGCATCGTCTCCGGCCTCGTCTTCGGCGCGCCGACGGGCGTCGCCCTGGCACACTGGCTGGGTGTGACGGAAATGCTTTCGCCCACCGAAACTCTGCTCACCGGATCGGCGGCGGCGAGCATGACCGCCTGGTGGGTGCTGGGCGCGCTCGCCCGCATCGCCGACCGGACCGGGCGCGGACCCCGAGCCTGAGCCGGGCCCGCATCGACCCCATTTCGACACCAACAAGGACATCACCATGACACCTGACTGGAGCGCATCCGGACGGCAGCGAAAGCGCGTCGATCTGGCCCTGGAAGATGTGAGCGGCGACGGCAGTTTCTCGGGCTATGCCAGCCTGTTCGGCGCGGTCGATCTCGGCCGCGACGTGATCGAGCCCGGCGCCTTCGCCGCCTCGCTGAAGCGCCGGGGAGCGGGCGACGTGCGCATGCTCTACCAGCACGACCCGGACCAGCCGATCGGCCGCTGGCTGTCGATCCGCGAGGACGCGCGCGGCCTGCATGTCGAGGGCAAGCTGTCACTTGGCGTGGCCCGCGCCCGCGAGGTGCACGAGCTGATGAAATCCGGCGCGCTCGACGGGCTGTCGATCGGCTTCCAGACCCTTCGCGCCCGCAACGAGGCCAAGGCCGGGGTGCGAAGGATATTGAGCGCCGATCTCTGGGAGATCTCGGTGGTGACGTTTCCGATGCAGCCGGGCGCGCGGGTGACCGCGGTCAAGGCCGCATCCGGGCTGACCGCGCCGCCGACAGTGCGCGAACTCGAACGCCGGCTCACGCGGGATGCGGGGCTGACACGGCGCCAGGCGCGCGGGCTGATCGCCCGCGGCTTCGGCGCGCTTTCGGACAGGCAGGACGCTGGCCCGGAGGATCTCAAACGCCTGGAACGGCAGTTGCGCAGGCTAACCGCGACGCTCGGCCGTTCCACCCCTTCCACCGACAACACCCTGTTGAAAGGACGACCAATGACCTTCCAGACCAGGGCGCCCCGCGCGCCCGAAACCAAGAGCATCGACGCCGACGTCTCCGCCGCCTTCGAGGACTTCATGTCCGCCTTCGAGCATTACAGGCAATCCAACGACGAGCGGCTGAGCGAGATCGAGCGCCGCGGCGGCGCCGATGTGATCACCGAGGAAAAGATGGCCCGCATCGACACGGCGCTCGACGAGCAGAAACGCGCGCTCGATGCGCTCGCGGTCAAGCGCGCGCGGCCCGATCTCGGACGCGGCGCGGCCCAGCCCAGCGCCGTGCGCCAGGCCTTCGACGCCTATGTCCGCCGTGGCGACGAGGCGGCGCTGCGCCAGACCGAACTCAAGGCGATGTCGGCGGGCAGCGATGCCGATGGCGGCTACCTGGTGCCGGACGAACTCGACACCGAGATCGGCCGCAGGCTTTCCGAACTCTCGCCGATCCGCTCGATCGCCACGGTGCGGCAGGTCTCGGGCGCTGTGCTGAAGAAGCCGTTCGCCCTGAACGGCATGGCTACTGGTTGGGTCGGCGAGACCGACGCCCGGCCGCAGACGAACACGCCGCAGCTCGCCGAGCTGCAGTTCCCGACCATGGAGCTCTACGCCATGCCGGCCGCCACCGCCTCGCTGATCGAGGACAGCGCGGTCGACATCGAGGGCTGGATCGCCAGCGAAGTCGAGGCGGCGTTTGCCGAGCAGGAGGGCGCGGCATTTGTCACTGGTGACGGCGTCAACAAGCCGCGCGGCTTCCTCGATTATCCGAGCGTTGCCGATGCCAGCTGGAGCTGGGGCAATCTCGGCTTCGTCGCCACCGGGGCGGCGGGCGCGTTCGGCACGGACCCGTCCGACAGCCTGGTCGAGCTGGTCTATGCGCTCAAGGCCGGACACCGGCAGAACGGGCGCTTCGTCATGAACCGCAAGACGCAGGCCCAGATCCGCAAGTTCAAGGATGCCGACGGCAACTATCTCTGGATGCCGCCGGCGGGCGCCGGCCAGGCCGCCTCGCTGATGGGCTTCCCCGTGATCGAGGCCGAGGACATGCCCGACGTGGCGGCCAACGCGCTGGCGCTGGCCTTTGGCGACTTCCGCCGCGGCTATCTGGTGGTCGACCGGACGGGCGTGCGCATTCTGCGCGATCCCTATTCTGCCAAGCCCTACGTACTGTTCTACACCACCAAGCGCGTTGGCGGCGGGGTGCAGAATTTCGAGGCGATCAAGCTTCTGAAATTCGCCGCCTGACGGAGCCTTCGCTCCTTGCGAGCAACCCCTCTCCCGGCTTCCGGGGGAGGGACTCGGACCCCCAAACCACGCACACCCCGGAGACTGCCATGACCCTGATTTCAACCGATCCGCCGCTGGCGGAGCCGGTGACGCTTGCCGAGTTGAAGGCGCATCTGCGCATCGATGCGGGCGATGAAGACACCCTGCTCGAGGGCCTGATCCGGGTCGCCCGCGCCCATCTCGAAGCGGTCACGGGCGTGGCGCTGATCACCCAGGGCTTTCGCTTGGCTCTCGATGACTGGCCCCGCGGCGAGGTGATTCATTTGCTCAAGACGCCGGTTCAAACCATTGATGCGATTCTGGTTTACGACGCCGACGGCGTGGAACAGACCCTCGATCTGTCGGGGCTCGTGCTTGACGGCACCGCGCACCCGGCGCGGCTCATGGTGCGGCAACGACCGCCTGCCGGCCAGCCGATCAACGGCATCGAGATCGAGTTCACCGCGGGCTTCGGTTCGGGCGCGGAGCTGCCGCCAGAACTCAAGCGGGCGGTTCTGATTCATGCCGCTTATCTCTATGAATTCCGCGGCGCGGTGACGCCGGACATGCAGCCTGCCGCGATCCCCGCGGGCTATGACCGGCTGATCGCGCCCTGGCTGCGGAGGTCGCTGTGATGGCCGCGATGTTCATCGATCCGGGACGATTGAGCGCCCGGCTGGATCTGGAAACGCCGGCCGATCTGTCTGACGGGCAGGGCGGCGTGACCGGGGGCTGGACGCCGGTGGCGAGCGTGTGGGCTCGGATCGAACCGCTGCGCGCTGCGCCCCGAGAAGAGGCGAGCGCGGGCACCGCGCCCATCACCCACCGGGTCACCATCCGCTATCGCGACGATGTCCGCCACACCATGCGCTTCGTCCACCGCGGCCGCGAGCTCTTGATCCGCGCCGTGCGCGATCCCGACGAAAGCCGCCGCTACCTGGTCTGCGACTGCGAGGAGAACCGGCCATGAGCGTCAATCAACTGCAACAGGCAGTGGTCGAGCGTTTGGCCAACAGCCCGGCCGTTCTCGCGATCACCGGCGCAGGCCGGATTTTTGACCGGCTGATCACCCGCGCCGAGCCGCCCTACCTGGTGCTGGGCGAGATCACCAGCAGCGATTTCTCGACTGGTGAATCCGATGCCAGCGAACACCGCTTCGAAATCGAGGCGTGGAGCAAACAGAACGGCCGCAGAGAGGCGGTCGGACTGGCCGATGCGGTTCGCGCCGCCCTGCATGACGCCGATCTGACGCTCGCCGGCGCGGTGCTGATCAACCTCCGCCACGAACGCACTGTCAGTCGTCGCGCGCCCAAGACCGGGCTGCATGTGGCGCGGCTCAGGTTCCGCGCGGTGACCGAGCCGTGATCGCCGCCTGCTCCGAAAGCGAAGACCCAGATTTTGAAAGGACACATCCATGACCGCCCAGAAAGGCAAGGACCTGCTCATCAAGATCGATGATGGCGGGAGTTACGTCACCATCGCCGGCCTGCGCGCAAGGAGGCTGGCCTTCAATGCCGAGGCCGTCGACATCACCGACGCGGAATCAGCGGGGCGCTGGCGCGAGCTTTTGGGCGGCGCCGGGATGCAGCGGGCTTCACTGTCGGGCGGAGGCCTGTTCAAGGACCAGGCCAGCGATGCGCTCGCTAGATCCGTGTTCTTCGCCGGCGAGATCCGCGACTGGCAGGTGGCGATCCCGGATTTCGGCACCGTCACCGGGCCGTTCCAGATCATGGCGCTCGAATATGCCGGCCGGCACGATGGCGAGATGACCTTCGAGATCGCGCTCGAATCCGCCGGCGCGCTTGTCTTCGCTGCTGTGTGAGGTGGCGATGAGCGTTCATCCCAACCGCCGCCGCGGCGAGATCGCGGCGCAATTCGATGGCGAGATCCGGCTGCTGTGCCTGACGCTGGGCGCGCTGGCCGAACTCGAAAGCGCCTTCGGCGTCGACGATCTCGTCGAGCTGGCCGAGCGCTTCGAAGCCGGGAAACTCTCTGCCGGCGACATCATCCGCATCGTCGGCGCCGGGCTGCGCGGCGCGGGCAACCGGCTGAGCGACGAGGACGTGGCCGAGATGTCGACCGAGGGCGGGGCTGCGGGCTTTGCCCGGATTGCCACCGAACTGCTCTGGCTGAGCTTCGGCGGCGCCGAGACCGACCGGCTTTCACAATCAACACCCAATCGGGAGGGCCGGGCTCCGGACAGGCCCGAAAACCCTCCCGGGCCGCAGGTGGCGCCGAGGTGACGATGCCGGACCGGACGTTTTTCCCCTGGGCGTCCGTGCTCCGTTTCGGCCTCGGCCACCTGCGGCTTCCCCCTGATGCCTTCTGGCGGCTCAGCCTTACAGAACTCAACGCGCTCGCCGGCGCGGACGCCCGGCCTGAAACGACCACCCGGACCTCGCTGCAGGCGCTGATGGCGCTCTACCCGGACAGCCGAGCGGAGCCCGCCCAACACATGCGAAAGGACCTTGCCGATGACCGATGAGCCGAACCTCAACGTCTCCGTCGAACTCGATCTCAATGGCGCCGACCGGGCGCTCGATGAGCTGACGCGCAAGGCCGACGCCTTTGGCGGGGCGCTTTCCGGGGCCTTGAAATCTGCCACCGTCGACGGCCGCGGCCTTGACGACGTGCTCAGAACGCTCGGAACCCGCATGGTCGGCATTACGGTGGATGCCGGAACGCGCCCGCTCAACCAGCTGATGAGCAATTCGATCGCCGGTCTGACCGGCAGTCTCGGCCGCCTCCTGCCATTTGCCAGGGGCGGGGTGCCTGGCCGGATGCACGCCTTTGCCGATGGCGGCGTGGTCGGCGGACCGTCCTATTTTCCGATGCCGGGTGGCGATGTCGGGCTGATGGGCGAGGCGGGCGCGGAAGCGATCCTGCCGCTCGCCCGCGGGCCGGACGGACGTCTGGGGGTGGCGGCGGGCACAGGCACGCAACCGGTGCAGGTGACCTTCAATGTAACCACGCCGGATGCGCAGAGTTTTTCCAAGTCCGAGGCCCAGGTCACCGCCATGCTGGCCCGTGCCGTCGGCCGTGGCCGGCGCGGCCTGTAGGAGGCAGACATGAGCAATGGTTTTCACGAGGTGCGGTTTCCGCTCCGGCTTTCGCTCGGCGCCAGCGGAGGGCCGGGACGGCGCACCGACATTGTCGCGCTGTCCAACGGCGGCGAAACCCGCAACGCCCGCTGGGCCGATGCACGGCGGCGCTATGACGCCGGAACCAGTTTGCGCGGGCTCGATGACCTCTATCAACTCACCGCGTTCTTCGAAGCTCGGCGCGGCCAGCTCTACGGCTTTCGCTTCCGCGATCCGGTCGACCATGCCTCGGCGCCGCCGGGGCAGGCGGTCACCGCCATCGACCAGCAGATCGGGGTGGGAGACGGGGTGAAGGTCCTGTTCGAACTGACGAAGACCTATGCCGATGCCGGCGGCGCCACCACGCGAAGGATTGAAAAGCCCGCCGAGGGCAGCGTCGTGCTGGCTGTCGGTGGCCTGGCGCTGGAACCGGGCGAATACGCGGTCGATCACATCACCGGCCTTGTCACGATTGCGCCCGGATCGGTTCCTGCGCTCGGCGCGATCGTGACCGCGGGCTACGACTTCGACATTCCGGTGCGCTTTGACACCGACCGCATCGAGATCAGCCTCGCGGCCTTCAAGGCGGGCTCGGTGCCGAGCGTGCCGCTGGTGGAGATCAGGCCATGAGGAATATTCCCGAAGCGCTTGCAACGCATCTTGAACAGACCTCGACCACCACCTGCCATGCCTGGCGGCTGACACGGACCGATGGCCTGGTGCTGGGCTTCACTGAGCACGATCATGATCTCGAATTCGCCGGTACGGTGTTTTCCGCTGCCACCGGATTTCGCGCCAGCGAGGTGGAAAGCGGGCTGGGACTGGAAGCCGACGCCGCCACTGTGGCCGGCGCCTTTTCCGATGCGTCGATCAGCGCCGACGATCTGGCGCTCGGGCGTTATGACGGCGCCCGCGTAGAGACCTTTCTGGTCAACTGGCAGAGTCCGGGCGACCACGTGCTGCTGTCGACGCGGGAGCTGGGCGAGGTCCGCACCGCCGGACAGGCGTTCACGGTCGAACTGCGCAGCCTGGCTGCCTCGCTCGACCAGCCGCATGGGCGGCTCTACGGACGCCGCTGTGACGCCGACCTGGGCGACGCACGCTGCGGTAAGGACATCTCTGCGGGTCCGTTCACGCTGAGCGGGACTGTCGTCGCGGTCAGCGACGGGATGACGTTGATCGTGAGCGGTCTCGACGGTCGGCCCGCGGGCTGGTTCGACCAGGGCCGTATCCGTTTCGTGACCGGCCTGCTTGCCGGCCTGTCCGCCGACATTTCCAGCCATGCGATTGAGCCCGGCGGAGCGCGGTTGGGGCTGTGGTCGCCGTTGGCGCGGCTGCCCGCGCCTGGGGATCAGGTGTCGGTCACCGCGGGCTGCGACAAGTCTTTTGAGACCTGTTCAGCCAAGTTCGGTAACGGATTCAATTTTCAGGGCTTTCCCTATCTGCCCGGAGGCGACTTTGCCTATGGCTACGCCGATGCCGATACCGTCCACGACGGAAGGCCGATCGTGCCATGAGCGCGGATCCTCACGGCGAGCGCATCGTCGCGGCAGCGCGCGGCTGGATCGGCACGCCCTATCGGCATCAGGGATCGCGCAAGGGCGTCGGCTGCGATTGCCTCGGGCTGGTGCGCGGGGTCTGGGCCGAGATCACAGGCAGCGTGACGCAAGACCCCGGAGCCTATGCGCCCGACTGGGCCGAGCGGGCCGGAGCCGAGCGGCTTCTGTTGGCGGCACGGCTGCATTGCGGCGATCCTGTTGGGCTATCGGAGGTGATGGCCGGTGACATCGTGCTGTTCCGCTGGCGCGACGGCGTCTCCGCCAAGCATGCGGGCATTCTCTCGAGTCCGGATCATTTCATCCACGCCTATGAGCCGGTGGGCGTGATCGAAAGCGCGCTGGTTCCCTCCTGGCGCCGGCGGATTGCCGCCGTTCACCGTATTCCCCAGGCCAGCTGAAAAGCGAGTTCATCCCATGGCGACAATCCTTCTGCAGGTGGCCGGCGCTTCGCTCGGCGGTGTCTTCGGACCGGTCGGCACGGCGATCGGCTCGGCCATCGGCGCCACCGTCGGCGGCATGCTCGACACCGCGCTGATCAACTCCACCCGGACCATTGCCGGACGGGGCCTGAGCGGCGCGCGCATTCCCTCCGCCGATGAAGGCTCGCCGATCCTGCGCGTGCATGGCTCGATGCGCATCGCCGGCGCATTGATCTGGGCGACCCGGTTCGAGGAAACCGTGACGCAGGAACGCCAGGGCGGCAAGGGCGGCGGACCGAAGGTCGAGCGCTATCACTATCACGCCAATTTCGCGCTTGGGCTGTGCGAGGGCCCGATCGCCTTCATCCGGCGGGTCTGGGCCGACGGACGCGAGCTCGATCTCGAGAGCCTCGACATGCGGATCTATCGTGGGACAGCCAGCCAATTGCCCGATCCGCTGATCGAAGCCAAGCAGGGTGCCGGACGGGCGCCGGCCTGGCGCGGGCTTGCGTATGTTGTGTTCGAGCGCTTGCCGCTTGACGATTTCGGCAACCGGATTCCGGCGCTGCAGTTCGAGGTGATCCGGCCGGTGGGCGGGCTGGAACCGGCAATCGAGGCGGTGGCACTGATCCCTGGTTCGACCGAGCATGGCTATGCGACGACGCAAGTGCGTGAGACCACCGGGGTCGGCGCCGCGCGAACGCTCAACCGCAACATGCGCCAGGCCGCGACCGACTGGACGCAATCGATCGATGAATTGCAGGCGCTGTGCCCAAATCTCAAGTCGGTCGCGCTGGTGTCGGCCTGGTTCGGCGACGATCTGCGCGCCAGCCATTGCCGCTTCCGCCCCGGCGTCGAGGTCGTCGCGCGCAACGGGGAGACGCGGCCCTGGAAGGTGGGCGGGCTCGACCGGACAACCGCGCACCTGGTTTCCACCAGCAATGGCGGCCCCGCCTATGGCGGCACGCCTGACGATGCCGCGCTCGTCGAGGCGATCCGCGATCTCAAAGCGCGCGGGCTCAAGGTGGTGCTCTATCCCTTCGTGCTGATGGACATACCGGCCGGCAATGGCCTGCCAGATCCCGGCGGCGGAACCGGGCAGCCGGTCTACCCCTGGCGCGGGCGGATGACGGTGAGTGTCGCGCCGGGATTACCGGGAACGCCGGACGGCACGGCCACGATGCGAGCCGAAATCGTTGCGCTGTGCGGCGGAACGCTTGTCTCCGATGTCGTCGTCTCGGGTGACAGCGTTGCCTGGACCGGTGGCGACGAGGGCTACCGGCGCTTCATCCTGCATCACGCCGCACTGGCCATTGCGGCCGGCGGCGTCGACGGCTTTGTCATCGGCTCGGAGATGATCGGCCTGACCCGGCTCAGGGATGATGCCGGGGCGTTTCCCTTTGTTGATCAGCTGATCCAGTTGGCCGCCGACAGCAAGGCGACGCTGGGCGGGGCGACGACGGTGACCTATGCCGCCGACTGGACCGAATATGCCGGCTACCGGCCCGATGACGGTTCCGGCGACGTTCATTTCAATCTCGATCCGCTCTGGGCACATCCGGCCATCGGCGCCATCGGCATCGACAACTACATGCCGCTGAGCGACTGGCGCGACGCGGATCTGTCGGCCGGCAATCCCGATGATGCGAATTTTGCCAATGATCAGGCAGCCATGCGAGCCGGCATCGTCGGCGGTGAAGGCTATGACTGGTACTATGCCGGCAAGGCGGGGCGGGATGCGCGGGAGCGGCTTGCGATCACCGACGGTCTTGCGGGCAAGCACTGGGTTTACCGGGTCAAGGATCTGCGCGGCTGGTGGCAGAACCAGCATTTCGACCGTGTCGGGGGAGCCGAGGCGGCAAGCCCCAGCCCCTGGGTCCCCGGCTCGAAGCCGTTCTGGTTCACCGAGCTGGGATGCCCGGCGGTCGACAGGGGCGCGAACCAGCCCAACCTGTTTCCCGACCCGAAATCGTCGGAAGGCGCGATCCCCTGGTACTCGTCGGGCGGGCGCGATGACCTGGCGCAGCGGGCGTTTCTCGAGGCGCATCTTGCCCACTGGTCGGGGGCGGCGAATGCAGATGGCATGGTCGCCACCGACCGTATTCATCTGTGGACCTGGGACGCGCGGCCGTTTCCGGCGTTTCCGCTGTCCGCGCGGGTCTGGTCCGACGGCCCGAACTGGCGTACCGGCCACTGGCTCAATGGCAGGCTGGGGACCGTTGCGCTGAAGGACCTGATCGCGGCCATCCTGACGGAAGCCGGAATGACCGGTTTCAACGTGGACCGTGTCGACGGCATGGTGACCGGGCATGTGATCTCGAGCCCGGCCTCGGTGCGCGCGGTGCTGGCGCCGCTGGTCGAGGCCTTCGCCATCGATGTCCGGGAAGGGGCCGGTGGGCTGGAGTTCACCTCGCGGCTCACCCGTGGCGCGGCGCCGCTGGAAATCGATGCGGTGGCGGAGCCCGCCGAGGGGCCGCTGTTCGAGGAAATCCGTGGCGAACGCAGCGAGTTCGCCAACGAGGCCGTTCTGCTGTCGGCCGATCCGATGAGCGATTACGCCCCGGCCTCGGCCCGATCGCGCCGGCTCGAGGGCGAGGCCGCGCGCCAGCATGATCTGCCCCTGAGCGTTGCGATGGAGGCGGGACTGGCCCGCGTCACCGCCGATCGCTGGCTGCAGGATCACCGCTTGCAGCGCCGCCAGCTGCGCTTTGCGCTGCCGCCACAGGCCGCCGGAATTGAGCCTGGCGACACCGTCCGGTTCGCGATGGAGAACGCCCCGCCGAGCCGCTTCCGCATCACCCGCATCGAGGATGGCGAGATCCGCCGCATCGAGGCCGTGGCTCATGTTGGGGCCGCTGCGCCGCGGTCGAACGAGGACTACGGCGGCGAAACGGGCAACGATGCCAATGCGCCATTCGCACCGGAAGTCGTTCTGCTCGACTTGCCGGTGCTGTCGGGGAACGACGAAACCGGATGGGCAAGGGCAGGGGCACTGGCGATCCCCTGGCGGCAGATGGTTCTGTCGAGTTCCGTTGAAACCGAAGGCTATGCGGCGCGGGTGACGCTGGATGCGCCGGCCCGCATCGGCGCGCTGGCCGAGGCCTTGCCGCCGGGGTCAATCGAAGGACGGTTTGACTGTGGCAACGCGATCCTGGCCGATCTGGGTTTTGGCGGCCTTTCGAGCGCCAGCCGTCTGGCGGTGCTCAACGGCGCCAACGCGGTGGCGGTCCGCTCGGAAGCCGGGAGCTGGGAGATCATCCAGTTCGAGATCGCCGAGGAGATCGCACCGGGACGCTGGCGGCTTGAAAGCCTGTTGCGCGGACAGGCCGGAACCGACGACGCCATGCGCGCCGGCGCAGCCTCCGGTTCGGCCTTCATCGTTCTCGACGGCTCGGTCAGATCGCTCGGTCTGTCCCTGGACGAGGCCGGACGCGCCTTCAACTGGATCGCGGAAGCAAGCGGCGGACTGGCCGGCGGACCGTCGCCGACGATGTTCGCCGGCGGGGAACGGGCGCTCACGCCGCTGTCGCCGGTACATCTTCGCGCCGAGAGGCGGGCGGAAGGCATCAGGCTGTCCTGGATCCGCCGCGGCAGGCTTTCGGCTGACAGCTGGACCCCCGCCGAGATTGCCAATGACGAGGGCTTCGAGCGCTACCGCATCGACATCCTCGATGGCGTCAAGGTTATCCGGACGGTGGAAATGACCACATCGGAGTGGCTCTATCCGGCGGCCGATGAACTCACGGATTTCGGCGCACCGCAGGCGCAGCTGACCTTTCGCGTCGCACAGGCCGGAAGGCGCGTCCCCTGGGGGATCAACCGAACGGCAGCATGCAGTCTCTGATCTCCTCAGACGGCATCTCCAAACCAGACTGAAAATCCAGCCCGAAAACCTTGAAAGGACATCTGCGATGACCGACATCAAACCTTGGTGGCAATCGAAAACCCTGTGGGGCGCCATCGTCACGATAGGTTCGGCCGTGCTTGGCCTGACGGGACTTGATCTCGGCGAGACGGATCGCGAGGCGCTGACCGGGCTTCTGACTTCGCTCGGTGCCGCGATTGGCGGCATGATAGCCATCTTCGGGCGGATCAAGGCCAAAAACCGGATCGGTTGA